CGTTACAGACCGTCAGGTTGTCGAGCGTGTCAACAAGTCTGGCACTGCTTTGTTCTATGTCACGGTCTCAATGGACTTCGCTCTTGTATCCGGCGAAGATGGCTCTAGCCACGTCATATCGACCATTGGCGAGGCTATGGACTCAGGTGATAAGGCAACCAATAAAGCAATGTCAGCGGCTTATAAGTACGCTCTTATGCAGGCCTTTTGCATCCCAACCGAAGGTGACAACGACAGTGAGAATCAGACTCACGAAGTAATGTCTGAATCCAACTTCGACAAGGATCTTGAGAAGATCGCCAGCGCTAAGAAAGAAGATCTTAGGAAGGTTTATGAGGAGGTTTTTGTTAAGCACAAGAAATCGCCTGACCTTGTAAAACAAATCGAAGCAGCCAAAGACAAACGTAAGAAGGAGCTAGGCCTGTGAGACCTGTTTACGAAACTGAGTTAGATAGAAAAAAAGAACTAGCCGTAGCGCAAACGTTTGCTGACCGTTTCAACTACGACATTTACCGACTTCCCAAATTCTACGAAATGGACTTCGCCGCCTATCAAAACGGCCAGCTCGTTAGGTGGGTGGAGGTAAAAACAAGGAACTGTAAGTCAACTGATTACAACACTTATATGCTGGATTTCGCTAAGTTTCGATCAGGCCTTGAAATCCAAAACGCTTCCCAACGACTCGCACTTTTAGTCGTGCAATGGACCGACACAATGAAGTATTGGACGTTTCGTGTTGGCTATCCAATCCTCCCCGGAGGTCGTACAGACAGAGGAGATCCCGATGATGTTGTTCCTTGTGTTCATATTCCTATCCATCAATTTGTAGACGTATGAAAGACCCTCACAAAGCCGTCGACTACATCCTTAAGCACGCTCGACAGTTTGCTGACGCTAAAGCTCAACGGGTCTATTTAGAAGAGTTCAGGAAGTCTAAGAAAGCCATCCTGATGAAGGCTAGTCTTGAGAACGCTTTAGGTGCTCAGGAAAGAGACGCTTACGCCCACCCGGAGTATCTGGAGCTTCTAAAAGCATTAGAGGCTGCTGTGCAGATCGAAGAGAAGTTACGGTGGGACCTGATCGCAGCGCAAGCAAGGATCGAAATCTGGAGGTCTGAGCAAGCTAATCTGAGAGCCGACATCAGGAACACTGCGTGAACTGGCGATCTAAGAAACTACTTGAGGCTTGCAGGGATCTACCTTGTGGGCTCTGTGGTGTTGAGGATGGAACGGTGGTCGCGGCTCACTCTAATCAACAAAAGGACGGTAAAGGAACGGGCATCAAGGCACATGACTTTCGGGTCGCTGCGCTCTGTTACAGATGTCACATGCAGATAGATCAAGGAGGAGCGGGTAAAGAAGAGAAAAGGCAAGCGTGGGAAGAAGCACACAGAAAGACGATTGGTTGGTTATTTGAAAAAGGAATAGTGAATGTCATCAGTAAATAAAGTGATCTTGATTGGTAACGTAGGCAAAGACCCTGAATGTAGATACACGGAGGCAGGAACTGCTCTAGCGAATCTCACCCTTGCGACAACTAATCGCTGGAAGAACAAACAAGGTGAGCCGCAAGAAGAAACCGAGTGGCATCGTGTTGTTGCTTATGGAAAGTTAGCCGAGATCATCGAGAAGTACGTCCAAAAAGGAAAGCCTTTGTACATAGAAGGTCGTTTACAGACTCGGAAGTGGACAGACAAACAAGGTGTCGACAGATACACCACCGAAATTATTGCTGAGAGCCTCCAGATGCTCGGACAAAAAGGCAGTCGAAAAGACGACGATGACGAGATCGCATTCTGATGGAGCAGGGAACCGAGGAGTGGAGGCTTGCACGGTTGGGGAAGGTGACAGCTTCCCGCGTCTCCGATGCGCGAGCTAAAAAGGGAACAGCTACACGAGCGAATTACATCGCAGACATCCTTGCAGAAAGACTGACAGGGACCGTAGCCGAGACATTTACGAACAGTTATATGGAGTGGGGAACACTGAACGAACCGCTTGCTCGTGCCGCTTATCAAATAAAGACGGGTCGATGGGTGGAACAAATAGCCATTGTGGATCACCCGACGATTCCTTATTTCGCTGCAAGCCCTGATGGTCTGGTTGAGGATGGGCTTATCGAGATCAAATGCCCTAAGACCTCGACGCATATCTCTTATCTAACAGCGGGTGAAGTGCCTACAACTTACAAGAATCAGATGATGGCTCAAATGGCTTGTACGGGTCGTAGGTGGGTCGATTTCGTTTCCTTTGATCCTAGACTTCCCGAACGACTACAGCTCTTTGTGGTGCGTTTTGAGCCGTCTGAAGAGGATATTAAGAACCTAGAAACGGACGTTGTTAATTTTCTGACTGAAGTAGATAATTTGATGGAGCGACTATGAACTGGAAAGAACTCATTGAAAGCCAACGATCCCCTAGAACCTTTAGACCCGTCGAGGAGATCTGGCGCGAACACGGCTGGAGACCTCCCTCCACAGAATGCCCAGACACCATCGAAAAGCATCGGGCCTTTAGAGCGTGGTCAATGGCTGGAGATCATCAAAGCGGTGAAGTCCAGTGATAGATCGGAAATTACGCAGGCTTATGAGGCTGCTATGCCGTATGTCGTTGCGGACTGGGCTAACTGGCTTTTGTCGAAGCCTCGTGCGGCTCGGCTACCGCTGATAGAAAAGATCGCAAAACACCACGGGGACGCAGTGGGTGAGATGGTGAAAGAAGCCCTTACCCGCTTGCATAAAGAGAAGATTCAGCGACGCGACGATTAACCAGACCGGGAAGAACTTTTCCACCCCCCTTTGTCCACATCATAAAAGCCTTAGCGGCTCCCTCGTAATCACCGCGGTCATTCTTCATTCTGATCGTAGAGCGCTGGTAATTTCCTAAGCCAGCGTTGTACGCAAAACTGACAATAGCGTCGAACCTTGACTGACTGCTAGCCAAATTAGGAGACATTCTAAGAACACCGCGCTCGAAATATTGCAGATCGCTCTCAAAAAGGCTATCGACCTCCGCTTGCGTCCAGTTTCGACTATCGCCGGGACTGATTGCGTATTCCTTCCTAAGAATGCCTGTGTAGCCGTTTTTACGCTCATTAGGGAGCCTTATCTGATCTTGATATAGGACATGACCATATCCCACCGTCCAGAGGCTTGCAGGGCATAAATAAGGCCTTAGACGGCATCCCTCGAACCTGTGCATCAGGTCAATGCCAGCCTGCCCTGTTTTCATTTCTTCCAGCTGCGCGACCCGAACCAAAAACCTATGATGCCGCCGAGCATTGCCATTTCATCATCACTAAAGATGATCTCCGCGACCTTGATGAGATCCTCCATTGACTGAACTAAATGGGGATGATTCCAGACGTAATAAGCAAGGACCGCATTCACCGCGATAAGCTCAAGAATCAGTAAGTAAGTGACATTCGGTCTGACTGTGCCGATGTAATTAACAACCCACTTACTCGACTTCTCGATAATCTGTTTGTCGTGATCTAATGCGGCCACAGTCATTTGTGCATCCGTCTGCATTGCTATCTGATCGGTTCTTATTTCCTCAATTCTTTGTTGAGCTAAGAACCCTTCTTTTGCTAAGGCCAGTTCGCGCTCAGACTGAACTCTTGCAAGCTCAAGCTCATGCGCTTGATCGGCTTTATTCTGAAAATAGTCGAGAAGTTTTGGGAGACCAGAGATTAAAAGACCGCCGAGGGTCGAAAGTAGAGATAACACTATTTACTCCCTTTTAGACGCTCCCGTTCCTCAAGAAGCCTTACTTTAACTTGCAGCTCGTTGATATGCTGCATGAGCTGTTCTTTCTGAATCTGTCTACGCTCGGCACTGATCGGGCTATCAGTAGGAGTGCCTTCTTTGGTAATCAACGCTGGCATCTGACCTTCAATCTTTGTAAGACGCTCAGAGAATGACGCGACCTGACCGAGTAGCCACGCAAGCGCAGCCACCACGATAGGAATCACTGCTTTAAGAACGTCTGACCACGCCATTACTTATCCGCTTTGCCATCCAGCTTGTCAAAGATCTTGCCGAGCATGATTTTTATGTCTGCGATGTCTTTTTGATAATCAACTTTTAGTGCGTAGGTGTGCGGAAGATTCTTTTCCAACTCACCTAAGTCTTTCTGGAGTTCTTGTTGAGCCTCCCACATGACCCGGAAGAACCAACCAAAAGCAGCACACAAGATGCCAAAAAGACCGTTAATGAGAGTTTGGCTGTCCATAGTATTCAAGATTCCTGATAAGCCGTTCATCATCTGGAGACAGCCTGACTGCCTCCGCTCCGTGTCTTATCGCCTCGTCTTTCATACCTAAATGATGTGCCGATATTGCCGCTAGATCGTGCGGCTTAGATCCCCACACTTCAGGGTCGCAGGTATAGACCAGTTCTTTATCTACGATGCTAAGTGCCATTGTAGCCGCGTGGTGGCATTCTTTCCACAGATGTTTCTTATAACAAGACATCGCAAAATCGACCCACGGTTCTCGTGTTCCCGGAGCCTCAGCAATCGACATCCTGAACCACTTTAGAGCCGTCCAATAATCGAGTTTCTCATCATAAGCCTGACCTAAGAGCCTCATCGCGTAACACCGCTCATTCGGCCACGTTGCTTCAGGCATATTCAAATAAGCGTTTAGAGCCTCTATAGCCTCATCCCAGAGACGGTAGAATGTGAGTTCACGCGCGAAGTAGAAAGCGTTTCTAGGGCATCTAGGATCCTCTTTAACAGCCATTCTGAGGAGGTCGAGATATTGACCGCGTGACTTCGTAGGATCGGGGTGATGAGAGACTAAGAGTTTGTCTGTTTGGGCATAGACTTCTTTGATGCGGAGATCGGGGCGAGGGTACTCATGGATGCTATGGTGGAACCTGTAGCCCTTCTTTGCGAAGATCTTTTCGTAGTAAAACAAAATGCCGTGACCCCAATCAAACTTGTACCTAAGCCTAGTAGTCTCTGGAGTCCAAACCCGCTCTATCTCTTCCCGCCATCCCGGTTCTAAGACTTCATCAAGATCAAGAGACACAATGACATCTACATCAGCAGGCACTAAAGCTAGAGCCGCATTTCTTGCTAGGTCAAATCGCCACGGTGTGATGGATATATCGTAAACAGTGATGCCGCACTCTCTAGCAAGATCAGCAGTTCCGTCTGTTGATCCGGTATCAGCAAGGATGATTAAGTCAGCATCTTTGGCCGACTCGTAAAAACGCTTTACAAACTGAGCTTCGTTTTTTGAGATTGCGTTAACGCAAATCTTTAGTGTCATATCTTGTGTTCCTGTTAAGTCACTTCAACCCAACTTGTCGTTGCTTCATCCCACGAATACATCTTACCGTCGGTCGGCATCGCTACTGGAGCTTCCCACTGAGCATTAGCGTTTAACAACCAGCTAGCAAAGGGCTTAGGTGGCACAAACGCATCAATGTCTGCTCGGTAGGTATAACCAATCCCTGCGTAGTTCTTACGCATGTTGCCGTTGTAACTTGTCTGCTTCCACGTTCCACCTAGAATCTTCTCTAGATGGGCAGCACCAATGTGTTCTTTCTCAACACCGCTAGCGTCTGAAGTGTCCTTGTTATCAACAACGACAACCTGCGTGACGATGTTGTTTTCGTCCAATTTACAAAAATGAGCCATTATTAACCTCTTGCAAATATTCCGTGGAATTTGTGTCTTGCCTCAATAGCAACCAATTCAGCAAATTCAATGTCTTCAAAATAACCTATCAATTTGCGTTTTTTATCAACCGTTATTTGGACGCTCCATTTTTTGCATCCTTTGTCAAAATAAACGTTTTTTATTCCTGATTTATTGTTGACATGAACCCTTCGGTTTAAACAATTTTGGCTTTGCGTAACGTCTCGCAAATTTTCAATTCTATTGTCAGACCGATCATTGTTTGCATGATCTGTTATTTTGGGAAGATATCCGTGGTGGTACAAAAATACAAGCCGATGTAGCGGATAGACTTTCCCATCGACACGCATCCTAATATACCTATGGCCGCCCTTTATAGGCGTAAATTTTGGTTGATAGCCTTGCTTTGCATACAGAAACCCATCACGATACTCAAACAACTCTTTTAGGCGTTCTTGAGTAACCATTACGCCTCCAGCCTTAAGCCTGTTAAATCCATCTCTTCCCCGACAACACCGACAGGGAAGGTATTAAAACTAAGTGAGATTCTTGTGTCCTCGCCTTTGACTTCAGGAACCATATGTGTGAGCGACGAAGGAAAGAGAATCAGCCTGCCTGCATAAGCCTCAAACCACCAACTCTCAGAGTTATACGGGTTCCATTGGTCAGGAGGAAACTTGATCTGCTGCCAGCCATCTTTGTAGAAGTAAATCCTGTCATCAGGGTTGGTCTGGACGTAGAACACGCCTGAGATGTAACTATTAGGATGAGCGTGTTTGTGGTGGTACTGACCTTGCTCTGAGTAATTGCACCAGCTTTGCGTCACTCTTAACGATACGTTGTGCTTAGGATTGACTGTGGACTTGAAGTATTCGCCTACAGCATCCTCTATGAACGAACGTAGGTTTGTCAGTACAGGGCTACGAAGTACGAAGTTATCAGTGCTTGTGGTGTTGCCCTGATTTGGCCTTGTCTCAAGCTCACGGATGAAGAACAACTCCTCATCGGACAAAGGACGACCTAACTCAGCAAATCCAACAGGCGTCGGAAACAGATTATGCAATTGCATCTTCAATTTCCTTTTGTTTGATGCCCATCTCTTTGAGTTGCTCGTCGGTGTAGATCGTAGGGATGCTGTCCTCAAACTCTCTAATCTTGTCTATCACCCAATACACTTCTTCAATACTCGGACAAGGTCTAGGATCATCCCAGCGCGTGAATACGTTGTTAGAGATTTCCCACTTAGCACCAGGACGAAGCAGGTGCATAGCTGTGTCTATTCCTAGGAAGCGATATGTTTTTGTAGTCATGTTATTGATTGATTTTGATGATTACGATACCGGAGCCGCCTGCTGCTGCTGTTGCAAAGTAACCTCCCCCGCCGCCACCACCACCAGTATTGGTATCACCAGATACCGCATTAGTTGCTGGGGAAGTGGTTTTTGCGCCCCCGCCGCCGCCACCTGTGCCTCCTGTAGATACGCTATATCCACCCCCTCCTCCACCACCAGCGAAATAATTTCCTGCGCTAGAACCGGCTGCACCACTTTTCCCATATCCGTTAGCAAAGGATGGGCCTAATGCTCCTGTTCCTCCATTGCCTCCAGCCGAAGGTGAACCCGATTGAGGACCATTGCCTCCCAAACCACCTGCCCCGCCACCACCGCCGCCTGTATAACCATTACCAGACGTTCCTCCGTCATAACCTTCTACCGGAGAATAGCCACCTTGATTTCCCAAACCACCCGCCTGAGTTCCTGCCGCTCCAGTCGCAGAACCGCCACCTGAACCGCCGGGGCCACCTTGTGTGTTTGTACCGGCAGCTCCTCTTGCACCAAAGCCACCGCCTGTCGCAGCAATTAAAGTCGTGCTAGGGCTTCCATAAGTAATGGTTGTATCGCCGCCTTTAGACCCATTTGTTTGATCGCTTGCAGCCGCAGCTCCAGAAGCGCCTATTGAAATAATGTAATCTGTTCCGGCAGATACGCTTGTAGTTCCTAGTCTCATCCCGCCTGCGCCACCACCGCCGGAGCCTGCAATGCCAGAGAAACCTCTACCACCACCCCCGCCACCCCCTACCACAAGGTAGTCAACAGAGGTCACACCAGTAGGCACAGTCCATTGTGTCGTGCCTTTGAATACAAAGACGGTTTGGCTAGCAACGGTGTACTTTAGGATGACGATACCGGAACCGCCTGTGCCGCCGTTTGTTTTGTTAGCAGGAGTATCACCATAACCACCACCACCCCCACCACCTGTGTTTGCTGTGCCGTCGCCTCCAGCAACACTAGCAGTAGCTGAACCATTTCCACCTCCGCCAGTGCCGCCAGTGCCGCCAGTTTTTGGAGAAACCGTATTCGTTCCTCCACCGCCGCCACCAGCATAAGTAACACTACTTCCAGAAATAGTTGATGCTGTTCCTGCGCCACCATTCCCGCCAGCCGAACTCGTGGCCGCTGCCGCTGCACTTCCTGCGCCACTAGCACCACCCCCGCCACCTCCTGCTGCATAGGAAGTGCCAGGGCCAGAACCAACACCGCCGTTTGACCCTTGCGAAGGAGATGTTGATGGTGTATTTCCATTTCCAGAAGATGAATTTCCTGTATGCGAACTTCCACCCCCAGAACCACCATTAGCACCCGTTATGGTTCCGTAAGGAGCAGGACTTCCCGGAACAAGAAAACCACCGCCACCGCCACCGCCATAAGCCTTGAAAGTATTTGTACCGGCTCCAGAGGGGTTTTCCGTAATCGGCGATCCAGCAATAGAACTATCCGTACCATTATTGCCAATAGTTCCAGGCGAGCCTGTTGATCTAGCGCCGCCTCCACCAACAGTAATAGTGTAATCAGTTCCCGCAGTGACAGATAAACCTGTTCCCGTCCTAAATCCACCCGCACCGCCGCCACCGCCTATCCCCGTTCCACCCCCACCCCCACCAGCGACAACCAAATACTCAACCTCTGTCACCCCAGCAGGGCAAGTCCACGTAGAGGTAGCTGTAAAGGTTTGGATGACGGTGTAGCTAATGTTTGGCCAGATGCCCTGACTTTTGGCAATCATCTGCTCTAAAAGTGACCAGACACCCTTTGCAGATGTCGTTGTCGGAATATTTGCCGGGCCTATAACCCCGCCGTTACCTTGTGGCATAGCTCACCTAGCTTATATCTTCGTATGAACAAACAACTTGCAATGCACTAGAAGTGCCTGCCGTTGCGCCGAGGCTTGTGTTCTCCTCTAAGTAAACATAAGCCTCTTTGTCAATAACGACTAAAGTAGCATTCCCCGGCACTGCAATTACTGAAGCGACAGGAAAAGCCGTTCCGCCTAATGCAGCAGCAGAGTAATAATTGATCGTAATATTTGCCGCTGAAGACGTTGTATTAGCAACGTAAAGCGAGTTTACCTTTAATACTTTGCCTGAACTTGCAGCATTGCTTAATACTGAAGTCGCAGTCGTTGTAGAAAGGTTAACCGTAACGGTTTTGCCGTTAATCGTGGTCGCCGACACTAAATTAGGTGCAGCCATTTTTATCCCCAAATCAATGCGGCAACAATACCGCTAGAAGTTCCGCCACCACCCGCTGGACCTGTAGGCCCCGTTGGTCCTGTCGTTCCCGTACCCGTTGGCCCTGTAGGTCCTGATGTTCCTGTCGGACCCGTAGGACCGGCAACTGTAGATGCCGCACCAGTTGGACCCGTAGGACCGGAGGTTCCCGTTGGTCCGGTAGGACCAGCCACCGTAGATGCCGCGCCAGTGGGACCAGTAGGTCCAACACTTCCTTGAGCTCCAGTCGGCCCAGTGGGTCCTGCAACCGTAGATGCCGCTCCGGTAGGACCTGTTGGGCCTGCCGCACCATTTGCGCCCGTAGGTCCAGTTGGGCCTGCACTCCCCGCACCTGTCGGACCCGTGGGGCCAGTAGGA